ATGGCATATAATGCTGTGTATATGGGCAAAGGCAAAAGGAAATAATTATGGCAACAGATGCAGAAAAAGTTAAGAAATATAGAGACATGGCTGAGGATAAAACTATCCCTCAAGATGTTAGAAACAGCTATCTAGACAAGGCCAACGACATTGAGCGTAAAGCTTTTGAAGACTACAAAGCTGGTGGCACACAGACTAACAAGCCTGCTAATGCTCCTGCTGCTTCTGCTAAGAAGAAGGAGATGGCTATGGGCGGTTATGCCACCAAGAAGCCTATGATGATGAACAAGGGCGGCTACGCCAACTGTGGAGCTTCTATGGCCCCTCAGCAAAAGTCTAAGAAATAAAGGAAACTATTATGATGCATCCAATGAAAACCCCTAAAAAGATGGCTAAAGGTGGTGCTGCAAAAGCTCCCATGACTAAGAAGCCTGTGATAGCAATTATGATTGGTGTTGGTAAGCCCAAAAAAGATATGGCTAAAGGCGGCATGGCTAAAAAGAGTAAGTAAGAAACAATGTATTTAACTAGTAATATCCCATATTTTAAATGTTGGGTTAGAAAAGAGTTTACAAACGGGCATCAAAACTATCAGGGTGAATACATACATGCACTAGCAGTGGCTGTAACAACAATGCCTGATCGATGCCTTAGCTTCCAAGTTATATTCACGGGATGTGAAGCAGACGATGGAAGTCAACCCAATGTTCATGGTGGGGCTATGTGGGCAAGAATGCCCATCACAGCTTTGGTTGGTGACATACCCCTAGAGAAGTGGCCTGAGAGAATGGCTACACATTTAGTACAGCCTTGGGATTGTAATAGTTACAATCATTCAATTATAAAGATGGAGAGAGCACAGCCTTCTCCTTGGCGTTGCAAGATAAATAATGAATTTTATACAGGAAGATATTTGTTTACAGTGGACTATGCTGAGAGCGAGGTGTCAGAAGATCCTGCTCAACATAAACAAAGTCATGTCTTGATATTAACAGATGCTGGTGAATGGACGGGAAATATTGTTGCTCTTCCTAATAATAGAGTGAGAGTGACAAGCCCAGCATATTGGGTCTTAGGAGAAGGGGCACCTGATTTTAGGCCAAGTCAATGGATTCATTGTGCGGAACAGGATGATTCGTACATGGATGCAGAGATAACTTTTAACAACTTATACAAGGAAAAGAAATGAAACAAACTAAAATGATGGCTAGTGGTGGCATGACTAAAAAAGGCTATGCTGCTGGTGGAATGATGAAGAAGGGTTATGCCGCTGGTGGTATGGCTATGGTTGAAAAAGATGGGAAGAAAATGCCTGCTTTTGCTGCTGATGGTGTGGGCAAGATGGCTAAGGGTGGTGCTGTTAAAGCAGTGCCTAAGAAGAAGAAGTAATGCCAGCAAAAGATGTTAGCAAACTTGTAACAGAATCAATTAATGTTACAGCTACAGCGGCTGGTGCTAGTGCCCAGTTGTTGTATCAGTGTCCCACTAATTTCTCTGCTGTAGTTACTTTTTTAATTGTCTCTTCTGGTACAGTTGCTAACAAAGACATTTCTATACAATTTTATCATCAAGAAACTGCCACTTATAAATATATATTAAGAACATATAGGATGGGTGCTAACAGTGTTTTTGTTGTAACAAGCTCAAATTCTTTGTCATTGCACCAAGGTGATAAGCTAGTTTGCTTTACAGACAGCACAGGCAACTTTGATGTCACTCTCTCTGTAGAAGAATATTTTGACCCAGTAAGAAAACTTTAAATGTTTATTGCTGAGTTTATTCTATGCATAGCTCTAGACTGCAAAGTGTTGAGAGAAGAATATCAAACTGAGTTTAAAGAAGAAATGAAATGTTTGAGACATGCCAAAGCAGTTGCTGTGTCTATACAAGAAGAATATGATCACTTGCCTACAAGAGTGGCGTTTAGGTGTATCACTACAAATAAGAGGACTGATGTTTAATGGCTAAAGAACTGACAGACAAACACAAGAAGTTTCTTGATGTTTTATTTGATGAGGCTGGTGGCAATGCCACAGCAGCTAAGCGTCTTGCTGGCTTTTCTGATGGCTATAGCACCAGAGAAATCACCAACTTCTTGAAAGAAGAAATTGTAGAAGCCACTCAGCTCTACATTGCCATGAATGCTCCTAAGGCGGCTAGAGCCATTGTAGATGGAATAATGTCTCCAACTGAGTTGGGCATTAAAGAAAAGCTTAGTGCTGCTAAAGATTTGTTAGACAGGGCTGGCTTTGTTAAGACAGACAAGGTGCAGGTTGAAACTAATAACGGCATTATGATTTTGCCAGCAAAGGATAGAGCGGAAGAGGATTGATATGGACAGAGGTGTTGGTAAGTGGATATTGCCTCAGCCAGATAACAGAGTGGAATATATACCAATCCCGATGATGGGAACACTGGCTCCATTTGGTTATAAGATAGATGAAGAAAGAGAAGGATGGCTTATTCCCATCCAATCAGAACTAGATGCTTTAGAAAAAGCTAAGAAGCATTTAAAACAATATGGATTGAGGGCTGTTGCTGCTTGGTTGTCAACAGCTACAGGTAGGCCAATATCTCACGCAGGACTTAATAACAGATTAAAATATGAGCAGTCGTACAAGAGAAGAGCTAAAGCTTACCGCAAGCTTGCCGAAGGGTACAAAGAAGCCCTTAGGAAGGCCGAAGCGTACGAAAGAAGAGCCAACACAACAACAGAAAGCTACTTCAACTCAGACGAATATAGCAAAATCAGAAACACCTTCTCTGATGATAGTGACAGAGCCGATAGTTGCTCAGCAAAATGTAATATTCAAGCCTAATGTAGGGCCACAGACAGCGTTCTTAGCGGCCTCTGAAAGAGAAGTGTTATATGGTGGGGCTGCTGGTGGTGGTAAAAGTTATGCCATGCTGGCAGACCCCATTAGATATTTAAATCACCCTCAGTTTTCTGGTTTGTTGCTACGCCACACAACAGAAGAACTTAGAGAACTCATTTGGAAAAGCCAAGAGATATATCCCAAGATTTATCCCGGCATCAAATGGAGTGAGAGAAAGATGCAATGGCAGACACCTTCTGGTGCTAGGTTGTGGATGTCATATCTGGATAGAGATGAAGATGTGTTGAGATATCAGGGGTTGGCCTTTAGCTGGATTGGTTTTGATGAGCTAACCCAGTGGCACACCCCTTTTGCTTGGAACTATATGCGTTCTCGCTTGCGTACACCCGCAGCAGATCTGCCTATTTTTATGAGAGCAACGACAAACCCCGGTGGGCCGGGACATGCTTGGGTTAAGAAGATGTTTATTGACCCTTCTCCATCTAGAAAAGCCTTCTGGGCTACAGATATTGAGACAGGGGAGACACTAGCCTATCCCAAAGGGCACAGCAAAGAAGGACAACCTCTCTTTAAACGCCGCTTTATACCAGCAATGCTGTCTGATAACCCCTATCTAGCTGATAGTGGCGACTACGAAACCATGTTGTTGTCTCTTCCTGAGCACCAACGCAAGCAATTGCTTGAGGGTAACTGGGATATTGCAGAGGGAGCAGCCTTTACAGAGTTTAATAGGGCTGTTCATGTGGTGAATAGCTTTGAAATACCCAAGAACTGGGTTAAATTTAGGGCGTGTGACTATGGATATGGTAGTTTTAGTGCTGTTGTATGGTTTGCTGTCACCCCTAGTGAGCAACTTGTCCTATATCGTGAGCTATATGTTAGCAAAGTGTTGGCAAAAGACCTAGCACACATGATATTGCAGGCAGAAGCCAACGATGGTGGCATTAGATATGGTGTGTTGGACAGTAGTTGCTGGCATAAGAGAGGGGATACAGGCCCATCGCTAGCAGAACAGATGATTATGGAGGGCTGTAGATGGAGGCCAGCAGATAGAAGTGCTGGAAGTAGGGTGTCTGGTAAGAATGAACTACATAGACGCTTACAAAATGACCCATTTACAGAACAACCAAGAATGATTATAACCAGCAACTGCACAAATACAATTGCCCAGCTACCAATCATACCTCTGGACAAGAAAAACCCAGAGGATGTAGATACTAAGGGTGAAGACCACCTGTATGATGCTATTAGATACGGCGTTATGAGTAGACCCCGTAGTAGTG